GTCGGTGAGCGTATCGACTTTCGGTGCCGCCGCTTCGGCCGCGTCGCCGAGATCGGCAATGATCTGGCCGGCTTCGCTGCCGGCGGCGGCGGCGGTGTCGGCTGTCGCGACGCCTTGCCTGGCGGCGGTGAACACAGTGCGGATTTTCTCGACCGCATCGCTCGCGGCTTGCGTCCACTCGCTCTTCCACCAGGTGAAGAACGGCGCGAGCGCCGACTTTATATCGATGATCGCGATTTCGATGTAGCGGGCCGGCTGTCGGATGAGCTCGACCACGATCGCGATCGCCGAGCTCCATCCGTTTTTGAAAAAATCAAAGAAAGCGTCGATATCATCTTGCGCGGCGGCGAGCGATCGCGAGACGCTATCCTGTTGCACCTGGCCGGCGTCGCGCGTGGCTTGCGTCAGCTCATCCCAGGCGGCGACGCCTGCCTCGCCGAGATTGGCATAGCTTTGTGCCGCGCCGCGTCCGAAGGCTTGTGTCGAGATCAGGAAGCGTTGCTCTTCCGAGCTCATCAGCGACATGGCGTGGATGAGATCGCGCAACACATCTTCGCGATCGCGAAGGTTGCCGGCGCTATCCTTCAACGGAATATTGGCGCTCTTCAAAATCTTGAGGAGATCGCCCTCACCCTGTTGCGCCTTGCCGAGCTCTTTAGTGAAGAAACGCAATCCAACGGCGGCATCCTCTTCCGCGCCGCCGAGCTTGCGCAGCACGATTTCCATCTCGCGCAAGCGCTCGGTGTTGATGTTGAGGCTGTCGGCCTGGTCTACGAGATCGTCGGCGGCTTTGATTGCCGCGAGCGCGAGATCGTCGAGTTGACTGGCAATCGACCCGACAAACCCGCCGGCAAACCCGCCGGCAAAGGCGCGCGAGAAATTCGACTTGATTTGCTTCGCGGCGCGATCGGTGACGCCGACCGCCTTCCGCATCTCGCGTTCAAGCTGCTTGATGTTCGCCTCAATGCGAACAAGCATCAGTTCTTCGGTTGTCGGCATTAGTGGTATCGCTGCCTGTGTTGCTCGATCAGCGCGTAGTGCTCGGCGGCAGTTGGCGGCTCGGGTTTGCCGGCGTCGGGATCATGCGCCGCTATCCAGCCGGCAACCGCGCAGTGGAATTCCCAAAGGGATAGATCGTCGAGCTCGCGAGGGGAGATTCCGAGGATTGGTCCCCATCCGTTGATTGTGGCGAACGGGAGCCTTCCGTTGGGAAGCTGGGGAGCGTGCTCGCGTCCGCCTTTGATTTTGGGGCATCGTCAGCTGGCCCGATGCACGCCGCATCGACGATCGCGATCGCCGACATCTTCGACCCGAATTCCGAGTTCACAACGTTCGGATTGTCACGGCTTTTGCGGCCGAGAAAGTAGAGCTCTTCCTCGACGTAATCGCGCACCAGGCGATTGATGCGCGCGGTGTCGATCGCGCCGGCCGTAGTCAGTACCGATCGTCCGCCTTCCAGGCCCAGCCGATGAATTTCGACGAGCTCGGCGAAGCGCCATTCGCCGTTGAGCAGGCGACGCAAGAGCTCTTCCGGCCCGACCTTGCAGCGCTCGTCAAGCTTCTGCCATTGCAGCTTGGCCAGGCGAAACGTGTATTCGCCGTCGCCCCACGGCATAGTGATATCGCCGTGCCGGCTCATGCCGGATTCCACAGCCACGGCGCGGCCGACAGGATCGTTACCTCGATCTGGACGAGCTCATTATCAGCGCTGTTGTAACTCATGCTGGAAAGGATCGCCGGCCCTTCCCATGCGCCGCCGTCCGGTGCCGGCACGGCCATCGCAATGCGGATGTTCTTGGTCAACGCATCTTCAAACCAGACGCGCCAGATTTCGAAATCCTCAAGAGCGAGCGTGCCCGATCCAGTAAACTCGGCGGATAGCGAGCTCATGGTGCGCGCGATCCATGTTGGTGCCGCCGGATTGTCGCAATCGCGCACCGTGTTTTCTTGCGGCGTGCCGGTGAACACTACGCCCTTGCTGGTGATCGAGCATGGCACGTCAAAGCTTTCAGTCGGGGTTGCCCCGTCGCCGATCTCGACGATGAATTTCGAGCCGGGTACGGTTGTGGGTGCCGCCATTTCTAACTCCTTTCAGGAAGGCCGGATTTGATCGACGGCGAGCCTCGAATGGCGCGCCGCACCGCTTGCGCTATGCGCGCTCGCACCCGGCGACGGAGCGCGCGATAGGACGGGAAAAAGTAGGGAGTGGCGGAGCGCGTCGGCGTGCCGAATTCGACGAAGCGCGCATAGAAGGCCTGGCGGTTGCCGGCGGTGACGAGCTCGGCGAGCTCGTGGTCGCCGCGCCTGGTGACGATACTGTCGCGGAGATCGCCGTCATCGATCGGCGCGAAGCGTTGCGCCATGTCGCGGATATCTTCCGCGCCACTGACGATCGACGGTCGCACCTGGCGCCTCACGTCGAGCGGCAGCTTGCGGAAACGAGCGAGCACCTTTCGCTCGCCGGCAACCGTCGCTTTGACTGCGGTCAAATCGGGGTTTCGGTATTGGCGCGGAAGTCGAGAGCGGCGTGCGTCGTCACGCCGTCAGCTTCGGTGAAGTAGCGTGTCGTCACGTGCTTGAACGAGAGCAGCGCGGCATTGGCGAGCGTCAGGTTTTGCTGGTGCAGGCTGTCATAGACGGCGGCGGCAACGCGCTTGGCTTCGGTCTTGCCGGCGTAGATCGACCACACGTCGATTTGCACCGCGCCTTCGTGCCCTTGCACGCAATTCCTGGCGAGCGTGATCCAGTCCTCCGGCCCCAGGCTGACGTAGGGTTTCGCCGTTCCGGGTTGCGGCCGGTCGTAGATGCGCTGGCCGACGAGAGCGGTGAGCTCTGGATCAGCGCGCATGGTGTCGATCAGCGCCTTCTGGAGATCGAGGCTAGCGTCGGCCAAGTGCGCGCCGTTCCCTTACTTTGGCGAGAAAGCGTTGCCGCCGCTGGAACACATCTTCGATCGTCGAGCTCGCGACCGTGGCAAGCGTCGTGCGTGCATCGCCGAGCTCGCCGGCCTTCGCTTTCGCCCACGCTTCCAGCATCAGCTTGCGGCGTTCACTACAGCGACGGCACGGCTTCAACCGGTGATCCTGACCGGCGTGCCGATGCCGGCGAAATTCAACAGCATGGCGACGATCACGAGCACGGCGATCACCAGCACCACCACCTTGATTATGCGGCCGACGGGATCAGGCGGGTTGACTTCTGCCAGCACATAGAAGGCCAGCCAGACGAGCAGGCCACAATCGAGGAGGAGCACGATTATGAACGTGAAGAGAGTTCCGACTGAGAGCGCCATTGGACTAGCCTTTCAACTCGCGACGCCTGCCTCGCAGAAGAGCTCGATCATTGCGCGTGAGTTGTCGGGGTTGACGGTGCGGATTTGGAATTCATCGGCGGTGCGAACGTTGCGTGCGCGCCAGGCCGGCTTGATTGTCATCGTCGCCGAGCTCTTGCGAATTCGGATCGTGACGGGTTGCCGGCTGTCGAGCCGCGCCGCGATCACCGCTTCGCCGCCGCGATGCCAGACGAGCTCGGCCGCGCAATCGAATTGCTCTTGGAATTCGCCGACTGTGTTGCCGTATCCGTCATCGATCTCGATGCGCATGTCGAAGGCGATACGCTGATCGAGCCGGCCGGCCCCGCTTCGCGTCAGGAGCTCGGCTGTCATGCCATGGCCGGATCGCGCCAGCGGTGCAGGATCGCCGTTTCCGCCGGCGTCAGATAACCAAGCGCCACTTCGTTGAGCTCCTTGCCTGCATTGCGGTCGTCGTAAAGCCTCGACAGCCGTATTTGCACGGCTGCCTTGATATCCTTCGGCACATTGGTGTCATCCCATCCGGACGGCGGCAGCGGACTCCATGGCCGCACCTCGTCAGGCGCTTTGATGTAGTTCACGATAATCGTCGATGCCTGCTCGATCTTGTCAGCAATATCGGCGTCGTCGTCGGAATGATCGACACGCAGATGCTTCTTGCCGACATCGAGCGTAAGCAGCGCTACCATCAGGCCGCCCTCGCGTCCTTGCCGTCACGGCCGCGCTTCACCGCCAGCCGCCAGGCCTTGCTGAGCTCGGGCTTGTCGGAAGTTTCCTCCTGCGCAATCCAGCCGGAACCGCCGAAGGTCACCAGGTCGCCTTTCCTGTAATTCTCGCCGCCACGATAGACGCCGCGATCGAGCACAATCGGAACCTCAAACGAGCGGCTTTGCCGCACACCGCTGGCATCCAGCCATTCAAACGAAAAGTTGCGCTCGCCATCATGTTTCACGTCAAACACGAAAGCCTCAAAACTGAGTCCTGGCGCGCCCGCCGCTCCGGGTGGCCCCTGGTCACCCCTTTCGCCTTTCTCGCCCTGTACGGGCTTCTCAATGGCTTCCAGGGCATTGATGCGCTCGATGAGCGGCGCCTGTTGTGCCGTAACGAACTCCCGCATCACTGACGCGAGCTCGCCGACCAGCGCGCGGATATCGCGATCGTTCAACAGCTCCCCCCTATGCGGCAAGAGGCAGTCCGAGCGCTTTGCGCAGTAGCGCGCCGGCAGCGAGCGCCTTCATTTGCTCGTCCGCAGGCTCGTCGTCCGCCGCAGTTTCAGGCGGCGGCAATTCAGCCGTTGCCGGCTTGAACGGATCGGCCTGCGCGTCGCGCTTGGCCAGCGCCTCGAGCGAAAAGTTCTGCTGCTGCAGATACGGAGAATCGCCGCCCGCCACCGGCTTCAGATCGAGCCGCTTGCGCCCCTCGTTCGGTGATACCACGCCAGCACCGACAGCCTCTTTGATCGACAGGATCTGCGTGTAGGTGTCCATGCGTAAGAGGTTGTCGATATCGAATTCGGCGCCGAGGCCGACGCCCCAGCCAAGGCCGAGCCCTTCATCCAGGCACTCCTCGGCCGCCTCGATGAGTGTCTGCAGGCACTGCGAATAATATTCGATGTTCAGCGTCTGCACGTTGTTATTGGTTGGCATCTGGCCGACGCCGATCTTGTAGGGCGGCACATGGAAGGTCGAGCAGATGTTTTCGGCCGTCCATTTCAACTGCTCGATCAGTTGCGAATCGACGGCATTGATGGCGATCGGCTCGAACTTCATGCCGTCCGCCAAATGTGCCACGCGGCCAACGTTCTGGCCGCCGAAAGCCTCTTCCCACTTGGCTTTATTGCGTGCCAGCGACTCGTCGGAAACCGCCCCGGGTGTAGTCAGGACGCCGCTTGGCATCGATCGGTTCTGAAAAAAATTGGTCGAGCTCGTCTGGATCTTGACGCCCTGCGTCGCGGCGAGGCCGCTCGCAAGCAGTGGCGATGTGCCGATCAGCGGGTGGAACAGGCAGTTGAAGCGGTCGTGGATGATCTCGCGCGCCGGCACCCGCACCGTGGCATCAATGCCGGTGAAGCCGCGCATTCCATCCGCCATGAGCTCGTAGAAAACCGAGCCATCATCGGCGATGAGCGGCGTCACCCGGTAGGGATCAAGAATATGCAGCCGCGTCACGACTTGCCGCTGATCGCGCACCTTGAGCACGTAGGTATTGCCGCAGATCAGCTTTGAGATGATCCACCATTCCCAGAACTGGTTGCGCGTCTGGTAGGGGTTAGGCTTGCGCAGTACCGGCGAAAAGGCCGGGTTGGTGGCTTCCGTCCATACTCCGTTGGCATCGAGCTCGACCAGTTTCACGCGCAGCTTGCCGATATCGGAGGCAATCAGTGAGATGCAGGCATAGACCGCGTAATTGCTAAGTACGGTATTCTGATCGATCGTGACGTTCTGCTGCCAGGCTCCCGGATAACTTTCGAAGATGCGCAGCCAGCCGCCACCGCCATGAGTGCCATTTGCCGGTATGACGGCTTTTTCGCGCGGTTGAGCGCGCGAGATGTCCAGACCGAACAGGCGCATTATTTCGCCGCCGCAATCTCTTCCTGCAGACGCGCTGCGCCCCAGCGGCCATCGACTTTGATCCCAAGTCTTTCGGCGCGCGCACGCAGCCTGTCGATCTCCTCCTGTTCGGCCGTCGGCTTTGCCTTGCCGGCTTCCGGCATTGCATGGCCGAGCCCGACCAGGATCTTGCGGTAGCGCCGGTCGTTGGCCTTGAGGGCGCGCGTCATATACGAGTTGCTGATCTTGCGCATGGGTCTCCTCTCGCTCGGAAAGGCCAGCCAGCGACACCCTGGCGGGGCAGTAGTCGCGTGGCGGCTCTGGGGCGCCGAGGTCCACGCGACCATGCAGGCGGAGCTTGGGAGGAAAGCGCCGCCAATCCGGTTACGGGGTTTCCGTGCCGCCCCAATCGACATCATTGAGGACAGACACCGACACGGTGCGCCGCCGCGCCCAGTTGATCGTCCGCTCGGCGCGGAACGCCACCGAGTTGGTCTGGAACATCGAAACCACCGCTATGGCGGTCGGAGTATCAGACGCCATTGTCGGCGCGTCGTCCATTTGCAGCGACGCCTCGCTGCTCATGGCAACATCCACGCCGCCCTCGTCGGCGAGATAGATGTCCGAGGCATTGACCAGCACGACGGTCTTCGCCGGCACGTTGTTGCTGACGATCACCGGGAAGCCGCCCAAAATGGTGCCGCCAGTACGCGAGACGGTGGGGAATTCCGTCTGCCCGAGCGGATTCACCATGGTGGTAATGAAGCCCGCAAGCGCTGCAGGCATGATGAATACGCCGTCCGCCAGGTCGTTGTTAGCGGCGGTGAACTGCGCGATCATGGCGTTCAGATCCTTGCGCACCGCATCGGCGTCGGTTCCCTCCGAGGCGATCGGAGTAACACCGTTGGTGATCGACGCCGGTGACACGCCCGCCGCCGCTGCCTTGGCCGGATTGATGAAATCAATGTCCAGCCGATTGGCAATTGCCCTGGCAAGCTCGTCACGCAGGTAACTTTCCGCCGATGGCGAACTGTCACGCAGAAGCTCCATTGTCGCCACCGCGATGTTAGCCACCTTCAGCGGGTCGAGCTGCGTGCGCGCCGCGTCGAACTTGGTCAGCGGCTTGGCCTTGCCCTCACCCACCCAGTAAGCCTCACCGCCGCTGGTGCCGCTGATAAGCGGCGTGCGGAACGGAATGCGCCTGAGCGACGGGATGCCATTTGTGCCAAAGCGGCCGATAATCGTCTTCGGGCGCAGGAATTCCACAAAGTCCGCGAAGCCGAGCGGATTGACGAACGGCCCCAGCCACGTTGCATGTGCCGCCGTGCCTGCCGACACCGCCGCCTTCTGCGTCAACATTCCGTGCAGGTCGCCGTCGTCGGGGTAGATCTCGCGCGCGACAGTGCTGACGTCGCGGTAGAGGGTGGCCGCCAGCGCCTTGCATTTGGCATAGCGCGCAAAGCGGATACCCGGTTCGAGCTGCGGCGTCGTCTTCACCACCGCGAAGGTCGCGCCCGCCTCTGCCTTCACCGGCTTGGCGCCCGCTGCCTTCGCCTGCTCGATGTCACGCAAGCGATCGAGATGCTTGCTCAGCGATTTGATCTCGCTCGCCAGCTCCTCGAACTTATCGTCTTCGTCGGCGTCGAGGGTACGGCCATCCTTGCTCGCGGCCTCCAACAGCGCATTGCGCGCTTCGGTCTTGGCAACCAGCTCGTTCTGATATCGAGTGATAATTTCAGCGTCCATTTTCTTCGCTTTCAATTTGGGTTTGTCGGATGCCGCGACGCCGGCGGGGTGCTTCGGCCGCTCCACATTGCTACTGCGGCCGGACGCGGCCCGCTGAGTGGAATCGAGCGATCGGATGAGTGAAATCTGCGCATCGGCATTGGCCGGCACAGTGACTAGCGAGAGCTCCAAAACTTCCGTTTTCGCGAAGCGCTGCGGCCCGAACGGATCCTTGCTGTTGACCGGCTCGGCTTCCAATGCGCGGAAACCAATCGAAACACCGCGGATCAGGCCCGACTTTATTTCGCCCCAGGCGGTTTCGATGCGGTCGCGCAGGCCGGCCGGCTCTTCAACCTTCGGCAGCTTGGCCTCAAACTCAATGCCGTCCGGCGTCGGTTTCTCGAACTTCACCACGCCAACCGGAAGCTTGTGGTCATGCTGATGCAATAGCGGCATCGGGTTCTTGAACTTGACGCCGAGCGGCTCGACGATGTCGCCGAGCCGGTCGGGCTCCGGCGATGTCGCCAGGCCGCGGATAATGCGTTGCTCCTCCTCGACCGCCTTGACGGTCAGGACCGAATAGGCACGATCCATTTTCGGAAACTCCGTGTCAGCCGAAGACGTGAATCTCGTATTTCGGCACGTATTTCGGTTCGGGATTGCGGCTCATCAGCGTCATTGCGTCGAATGCAGCCATCAGCGGATCGATCTTGGCGCGGCCCGCGGCCTGCTTGGTGATCAACACGGCATTGCCGCGCATTTCGACCTTCGCATTGCCGACGCACCACGCCATAAGCCGCTGGCCGGCGTGCCACAGCGTCCCGTCCTTCAGCTTGCGTTCCATACCGGTCACGGCGCCATGCAGACGGTAACCCTGCGGCACCGAGACCATCTGGCCGTCCGCGAGGCCGCGACCGGCGAGCGCGTCGACTAATGCCGCCACGCCGAGCGGGTCGAGGCCGACCG